CTCTCCCAAAATCTCCTTGATTATTTTTCGTGTGCGATGTAATAGAGTACATCCTTCTTTTTCTAGGGAAGCATCAATTTCTCGGAGTTCCTTCTCAAAACCCTCAAACCACTCTTCTACGTCTTCTCGCCAATCTTGTATGCAAACTTCCCAGTCAGAATCTCCAAATTGGTCAAGCTTAAATTTCGGAAAGTTTTTCAAATTAAACTTCAAAGCTGTCCCACTCCTCACGCTTTTCCTTATGAAGAAACTTCTCAATTTTCTCTATCCGCAACAGCAAATCTTCAAGGCTGCTCTCTAGGTCCTCAGCCGTCGGCTTTTTAGCTTCCAACAATAATTTTTCAGTCATCGTGTCACCCCCGTGACTTGCCTTTCAAGAACCTTCTTTTTCCTACGATTAAACCGCCTCACCTTCAACCATCTCCTTTTTGTTTTTGTGAAGACAACCAGAAGCGAAACTCTTAGCCACAGGATCCAAGCGCCGTCTATAAGCCGCATCCACATTCTCCTGCAAAACCATGCTGTTCACGTAATCCAAAGTTGTGCCTGGCTTCTTGTGGCGCAGGTAACGTTGAAGCTCAGGCAAATCCCGCTCACTTTCACTAGCACAATAATACCATTCTGCAGCGAAAGCCTCACGGAAATGCCGAGGCTTTAAACCTTCAACGCCCGCAGCCTTACCAATTCTGCGTACTAGAGCCCATATAGTCTGTTTTGTTAAAGGCTTATCTGCTCTAGCCCGCCCCCAAGTTTGGTGTGTGAACACGTAGCCCTCAACGCGATCTGCAATAAACTGTTTGATTAATTCGACAGTTTCAACGTCTAACGGTAAAGGATAAGGACAAAACTTGTGTTTTTTGCTGTCCACGACTTGGAAGCAGTATGTGTTAAAGTCTATGTGCTCAATTCTTAAAGTGCAAAGTTCGCTTGTTCTTAAACCGGTTTTCACGAAAACTCTAATGATTAAGTAGTCGCGTCGGCAACAGTTTATTCGTGCGTAATCGTGAACCAGCATGATGTCTACTCTTCGGATGATACGTTGCTTGTAGCCGTGGGGTTCGCCGCCGTTTGTCATTGTAATTTTAAAGTGTGCTCTGATTCGCCATTTAATGATGGTCTTACAAGTTACACTAGTGCAATTTTGGGAGAGAGAAGAGTTAAAGTGTTTATTCATCAGCTTTTTCCCTCAAAATTTTTAAAATCACATTAGCATGGCATGGCTTATCCAAGGGACACCAACAAGCCAAATCCTTACCTTTTAAAGGTTCAAGCATATTTGGTCTGTCAACTAATTCTCCTCTTAGCCATTCTTCATACGCCATAATTACGGGTATCCTATCGACTTCAGTTTTCATTTCAAAAGGATTACCCCAAATCGTCGGTCTTCCAACATAAACCGCATTCGGAGGCATCTTCCACCCTTTAGTTCGCTTTCTTTGGATTCGTTTTGGCAATTTGAATTGAGAATCAAGAGTTAAAATTGGCATTCCGGTTGTCTTCCTAAATGTTTAACCGTAATAAGTTGTATATATGATTTATTATGATTTATTTTGTAGGGTAAAGCTTAAAAAGACTTAAGATAAAAGATAAGACTACATTATCCGTGTTGTGCTACTTCAAATTTTCAAATTCCGCCTTGAGTGGAAGGAGAATGCCCCACCAACGTAGCTCTAGAAGCCTACAACGGCGAGATGCAAAACGGTTCATACTAGACACTAGCTATCACGATGTCATAATGGCAGAGTCAATTTCAAGAGTGGACCGCCACGCAGTTTTAAGTTATCTAGGCAAAATTTACAAAATGGTTTTCCCCGATGTCGCCGACGTTGAGTGCGGCGAGGTTTTAGTTGATTCACGTGGAAGAGGAAGTCTTCAAAGTTAGGAGGTGAAAGTTTAAGTGAGAAAACTCGCAATCTTCCTACTCTTCATACTTGTAGCTGGAACAGTGACAACCACGTTAGCCGCAACCAATTACGGTGGCTTCGGCACATGGCTGTATGATTCAGCGGAAGGAACAATGTTCATGCCAATACGAAACTCGGCGATAGACACTTGGTTTATGATTGGCAACAACGGTTTCGCTTACATTGCCCTTGCAACGTTGGGTATAGCAATTTGCGGCGGGTTGTTCCTCACAGTAATCGTCTACGGCTTAATCTGGCAGAAAGGCTTAGGACCAAAACTGGGCTATAAACCGAAATCTAAAATTTCAACAACAACACGAGAAGAACCACAAAACATAATCATAACTGAAAGTCCAGCACCAACAAAAACTGTTAGCGAACCTAAAAAGGAGGAATTAACAGTTGAGTCAACTGCTTAAAAAAATATCTTCTTTCGGCAAAGTTACCAGCAAAGAAAAACGCGTAATCTTTGTAGGAGCAAAAAGAAGCGGCAAAACTACAGCTTTCGGTTGCTTAGACTTAGCTTGCGGAATTCTAACTCATCAGCCTAACTCAACATTCAGCTATTACATTGAAGAAAAATCAAGTGGCATATCCCAAGTCGCAAGCGATCTATGCCAAGGATTATTCCCAGAAGAAACACCTAGCGGTCTTATTTTCGAAGCAATATTGCATATTAGAAATAGAAGTCAATTTTCTGAACAGAACATTGCCATGCCCTTCTGCGAAACAGCAGGAGAAGACATGGAATCTTTAACAGGACCTTACATCGAAAGTGTTTACATGCAAAAACCAGACTGGCAATCAGCAGATGTGTTAAACAAGTATATCTGCGACAGCCACGGCTACATTGTCACTTTACCAGTTAGCGAAACAAACATCCCATGGGTGCCCGCAGAATTTCGAGACACAAAAGATGAACCGCAAGATAGCTCTGGACATTTCGTTGACCCCGATTTAACTCTAAAACGCATTTTAAGCGCTGTTCTCACCTACAAAGAAAAAAACAAGGCAACGACACCGCTGATTGAAGGTATAGCAATACTTCTCACTAAAGTTGACAAAATCCTGCATTTCGTCAAAGGACATGGAATGAACCTAAACAGTTCTGAAGGGCAACAGAAATTTTTAACAACATACTTCCGACAGAGTACGGCCGTACTCAAATATTATGGTTTAGGTAAAGTCAAATTCTTTCCAGTGTTTGTGGAAGTTGAAAAGAAACGTACACCCGAAGGCAAAGTAATCATTAATCGAGCCGAAAATGGCAAACCAAAAATTCTTGTAGACCGCGAAAATAACCTGCCCTCTTTTAGCAAGACAACCTACACGGAATTGATTCAATGGGCGCTGAACACATTCTAAAAATTCGACAATTCCTATTCGCCAGCTTTAACCGCATAGGCTATAAACTTGTAAAAAGCCATGAACTTGACAAAGTCATCAGTGAAGGCAGCATCATTCATTTATGTAGACAAGCGGCGAAAAGAGATGAGCAAACTTTTGTTCACGCTTTCTTGCCAGATGAAAAACTCTTAACAATCAGTTGTATAACGCCAGCGCTAGATTCTAGCGGAAGAAACACAACTCATAATCGCACAGTAATCATTAATACTGTCGAAATTGAGAACGCTTTGAAACCGTATTTAAGCAGTCCTATTCCTATGCAGCCGCCTAAAGAACTTCCTGACATTCATGTTGCTTTAGAGTTTGAGGTGAAATAATGTCTAAGGGCGAGCAGCGCATAGCCATAGAAATTCGAGGCTTAATGAAAGTTCTAAAATATTTTGGCTTAGTCTTCCTCACTGGGTGGATTTGCAGTTACTTTGCCACACGCTTTGTAAATCTTGACATGCTTATCCTACAGTTTCACCTGCAGAACTTGTGGCTTGTCATCCCCGAAGGCACGGTTGTCTTTGGCTTCTTGGCAATTTGGAATTGGAGCAGAACAAGCGAGAAAAAGAAACGGCAACGTCAAGCTCAGGAGCAAATAGACAAACTGTTAGTTGAGGCAAAAGGCTAATGGGCAAAATAACCTATGTATTTGTCTTCCTTATCTTCGCAGCGATAGGAGGCATCCTATATATTTACGCACCGTCATTCTCGCCTCTAACCCTAATCCAAATGGCACCACAGTATTTTCAAAGTTGCCTCTTATGGATTCAACAGAATACAGCACAATTTATAACTACAATCGCTGGTGTCGGCACAATCATCACGCTGTTTTATAATCAACTTTACAAGAGAGCTAAAGAAGCTCAAGAACAACTGGCAATCAAGAAGGTTGGTGAAGCTCAAGAAGCAAGTTTGAAAATTCTAGAGCAAAACCAACAGTTAACACAGAAATTGGATAAGGCTAATGAAACAATTGTGAGTATGCAACAGGCTAAAGCGGGCGCGGGCAACCTACAGAAAACTATTGACGCTCAAACATTGACAATCGAGAAGTTGACGGCTGAGAGAAATCAGGCTTACAGTCTTGCGAATAGTGTAATTGCTCCTACTGATGAAGAGTTAATTAAAATGGCGAAAAAGCGAAATTTAACTTTAGTTCCCACAGTCAAATAATGGAGGTAAAGAATTTGGAATATATCCAAGGATCATCTTCTAATAACCGCGTCACAAATACTTTGGACCACATGGTATCCCAATTATCCTTATTATTACCCTTGCCCTTGTTATCCTCCTTCTGTTTACGTTAAAGTTTCATATAGCTGTCCAAAATGTGGCAAACTGGTAGAAATTGAAGATAACTTCTGCAAGCATTGTGGTTCTGAACTCCGTAAATATTGTGCTTATTGCGGAAAATATCATCCAAATTTTTGTCCTCATTGTGGAAAACATCTCTAGGAGGTGAACCAAATTTGAAAGCATCATATTTGCTCGTAGTAGCCATAATAGGCGTGTTAGCAGGAGCTATAACTGCTGAAGTTATAACACATCTACTTACAGTTCCAAGCCAAGGCAATATAACTCTTGAATATGGTTTAATTGCTGAGCCTTCCACAGTAAACTGGGGAACCATGCAAATTGGAGTGCCTAAACAGTGTCAAATCAACATCACTAACGTAGGTACAAAGAATGTGGCGTCACTTAATTTGACAAGTGGCAACGCCATAAACCTGACTAGCTATGAGGTGAGCTGGGATTGGGAAGGCGAAAGCTTGCCTGTAGGCTATTATATTGAAGCGAATTTCCAATTGATTGTATACGAGGCTAGTGCGGAAACTTTCAGTTTAGACCTCATCATAAACGACAAAGGAGCATAAAAAATGAGTGCGGGCAATTGGATTGACCGAGAACGCTTATTCAACAAAAAATGTTGCATGATATACGAGGCTTTCATTGACAAAACCTTCCCAGGCTACAGAGATGGCTACGCTGACTTGATAACTGATTGGATTCTAACTGAATGGAAAGACAACAACCTAGTGGATGGTTGGCAAAAAGCTGACGCCATTGTAAAAAAGTTTTTAATGCCTACGCTTTACACGATTAAGCCTTTACATGACGGCTTATGCGTTTGTCCAAAATGCGGACACAAATTCAAAGAGTGAAAAGATTATGGACTTTTTAACTCAATCGTTCTTAATCGCCGTATGCTCTATCGTAGTGTTCGGTTTAGAAGCTTGGGCAGTCAAACAAATGGAAAAACACGAAAAATGAACCGCAAACTTATCCTGCTCTTTTTCCTCATAGGCGTCTGCCTAATCGTCTACGGAATTCCTCTCACATACACATCACAGCTTACTCTTGTCGAATATGGCACCTTCACCGTGCACAAATACGTCGTTCCATTAGAACAGACGATGCAGGGCATAATATTAATCTTTATGGGATTTGCATTTCTCATAGTTCCATGTTTCATTCCGGAAAAGCGTAAACGCTGAACACAAACCTATTGTTCCAAAGTTCGAGTTTTTCTTTCTCTCTCCTTTAATTGTTGCGGTTCAGCGGCGCAAAATTTAGAAAGGTGAAAAATTGCAAGAAACTGAAAGAATAACTTATGAGTATGAATGGCTTGATAATGTAGTTTCTGAAGTTAAGCTGATTATGGATCAACTTGCGAAAGAAACTTTCAAACGTTATCGAGAATCTGGCAAAGCAATTTTACGAAGTGGTTATGCTAAGTACACATGGAAATCGGAACATAAACAGTATTTCATAGAAAAACTTGGAATCAGCGATAGCACTTTTAAAAGTATGGTGCGACTCGGTGAAATGTCGCAAGAAAAATTCGACAATGTCATTGTCGAATTTCCAAGCCTTTATGCTTATGAGAATCGCGGAAGTATAACTAAGAAAGAAAAGCGGAAGCGTGAAATTGAAGTTCTTAAAGAAGCTATTAAGTTTTTAGAACCACCGCAACAACTTTATGATGTAGTTGTTATTGATCCACCTTGGAATTACGGAACGGAGTATGATCCAGATACTAGGCGTGGAGCTTGTCCGTATCCCGAAATGACTACAGAAGAAATCATGAACCTAAAACTTTACAACACTGAAAACTGTATTCTCTGGTTATGGACAACTAACGCTTTTATGAAAGATGCTTTCAGGATTTTAGAGGTTTGGGGTTTTGAGCCTAAAACTATTCTTACTTGGGTTAAAAACAACATTGGCGTTGGAACTTGGTTACGTGGGCAAACAGAACACTGCATTCTCGCGGTAAAAGGCAATCCTCTCTACGATTTTGAAAAAGCCAAATCATGTTCAACTTATTTAGTAGCCAAATCCAATGGGCATAGTGAGAAACCCGATGAATTTTATAAACTCGTAGAAGGACTATGCCCTGGCTGGAAACTTGACTACTTTGCCACAAAGCAGCGAGAAGGATGGGCAACTTTTGGAACTATGGAGAGAAATAACAAATGAAATTTCAACGATTAGACAAAAAAACATTGGAAGCCTTAAAAATTTCCGATGGATTTGAATTACATCCAGACTGCCTATTCTTAATTGTAGAAGCACCAAGTAGACGTTCTTACACTACTGAAATTCAAAATAAAGATAGGCGCTATCTAGCGGGAATAATCTTTACATATCCTATTGAATTGCAAAAAGCCATGTGGGAACCTGTGATAAAAAATTTTGTGTTGTCGCATGAAAGAAAACGCTGGATAAGCGACATTGAATCATGGCTTAAGCAAACAGAATTTGGTGATAATATTTTAGATAATTCTTCTTAGTGAGATGTCCTTTAATGTCCCTCTCTACACAAACCCAGAAACGACTACCACAAATCAAAGCTAGCCTACTGAAAGGCTTAAACTACGAGCAAATAGGCACTAAATGCGGCGTGACAGAAAAAACCATTGACCGTGATGTTAAGGCTTGGGTTGACAGTGGCGACTTTGAAAATTGGATAAAAGAAGAGTGGATTAGGCTTCATCAGATTGTAATGAATGAGTCGCCTGTGGAAGCGTATCGAAATTTAACTAAGCTAGTCGGTCAAATGTTAACACGAAAAATCCAAGCTAAAAGCGAAATCACCCAAACCCAGCGTGTTCTTCATTTGCACATGTGGAAGCCAGAGCAAATTGCAGAATCTTGAACAGCACTATTATCTGCGTTATTATCCTGACGCTGGCAAACAACGGCAATTCCACGAAGACCGCTACAAAATCGCTTACCGAGCTATCTTTGCAGGAACAGGCAGCGGCAAAACAATAAGTGGCATCTTCGAAGACGTAAGCTGGTGCATAGAAAATCCCGGCATCATAGGCTACGTTTTTGAACCTACCTACAAAATGGTGCGGCGCACATTAATACCCACACTCGAAGACGAGCATATCCTAGGCAGACCGTTAGAGTCTAACCCGCTTGTTAAAGAGTTCCGCATGGGCGACAACTGCATCATCTTCGACACAAGCCCAGAGAGCATCTTATGGTTCGGCAGCTTGGAAGAGCCAGAATACGCTGAAGGACCAAACGTAGACTTTGTCCACGTAGATGAAGCACAGTATGTGCGCCGCTTTAATGAAGCCTGGGACGTGATACTTCGCAGACTAAGAGGCACAGGACGCTTTCCACCCAGCAGACAAGGCGCTTGGGTAACCACAACGCCTCCAGCCCTCTTACCGGGCGATAGGCTTTACGAGTTCTTTGAAGACCCTGAAAAGCGCAATCCTCTCAGTAGAGTTTATCGTTGGAGCTTAGATGATAATCCGCATACGTCACTCCGTTACAAAGAAGAAGTTAAAGCATCACATCATGGTAGCCTTGCTAAACGGTTTATAGAGGGCTTGTTCGCACCTGCAGGTATGGGAAGTTTCGAGTTTGACAGCACCACACACGAAATCAAAACATTCGATAAAAATCAAATACGGACAATTGTGTACGGAGTGGATTTTGGATGGACAAACCCCAGTGCTGTCGTTGCTGTTGCCTTCGACGGAGATGACCGCGCCTACATCATTGACGAGTTCTACCAGAACCGCACGCAAACGGAAACGCTTATTGAAGAACTCCAAGAAATGACAGAAAAGCATGGTGAAGGTCCAATTTACTGTGACCGCAGTGAACCGCAAACGATTGATATGCTTCGCAAGGCAGGATTAAACGCTAAAGCTGACCAGAGTAAAAGAGAGGATGGCATACACGAGTTAGGTGGAAGATTTAAACTTCAAGCTGACAATCGCCCACGCATTTTCGTAAGTAAAAACTGTGTTAACTGGATTCATGAAGTTATGGTTTACAATGCTGAAGTTAAAGAGAATGACCATGCAATAGATGCTACACGCTACGCTATTATGAGTTTGCGGAAGCCCGCTGAACCAGTATGGGTGTTAAAATAAATGCCGAAAACATTACCTAAAGGAATCAGCTATCGCAAAGACGGCGGTGTAATCATTCACCCAGATGTTGCCCTAGACACAACTGAAGGTGGCGGAATCAAAATTCCAAGCGTCGACACAAGCCTTGGCGCGGGATTTGGCGACACAATCACTGATGATGATAGGTTGTTTGCTGCGGAACGCGAGCCTGTAGCCCATTTCTTAACGTATGGAATTGCAGCTGATGTGACGGATAAATGGTTCAAGATTGACGATCCAGACACTGAAGAAGCTGATCCAGCACTTGACCGTACAGTTCAAGATGCATTAACTAAACTGAAGTTTAAGGCAAAATTAACTGAGGCCCTTGAGGCTGAACGTGTTTACGGTTGGAGTTTGCTTGTCGGCGGCTTCAGCGATGTATCTGACATACGGAATCTTAATACTCCATTACGAGAGGGCAGCGAGCTTAAACAGTTAGCGGTTTATCAAAAAACGAAAGTGCAAACAGAAACTAAAGATGAAAATCCAAACAGTGAACGCTTTGGAGAACCACTCGTTTATAGGCTTGACCGTGGTAGCGGACAATTTTTGTATGTTCATTATAGTCGGGTTTGCAAGGTGCAGACGCGTAGTAATGGAAAAAGCGTGTTAGACCCAGTATGGGATGACCTAACATGCGGACGTAACATTCGCTGGGGCGCTGCCCAGTGGATGTACCGCAACGGCGGAGGCTTTCCAGCCATAGGATTTCCAGCGGGTATGACGCTTCCCAAACTGCAAGAATGGGCTGACAGTGGCGCATTCAGTGATATTATGGCTCGCACTTACTTGTGTTATGTACAGAACAGCCAAAAAGAGAACGACGGCATGGTTATCGATTTTATCGGTGCTCAAGGCAGAGCGCTTGATCCACAACCGTTCTTCAAAACTAATGATGAACAAATAAGTAAGGGTAGCGGCGTGCCTCAGCCTAAACTTGTAGGTGCTCAAGCGGGGGCAGTGACAGGCAGTGAAATTAACATGCAAGACTACTATAAAGTTATCAGCAGAATTCAAGCGCAACTGGAAGATGTTGTTCGCTGGGTGATTGATAAGCTTGCGGATAGTGGACAGTTAACGATGATTAAGAGTGCTTCAGATAAGGATGGTAAACTTAAGCAGCTTTTTCACAAGGTTTTTGGTGACTATCGTCACAGAACAGCACGCACATACAATATTGAGTGGAACAGCGCCTTTGAATTGAGCGAGGCTGAAGAAAAGGACATTGAGTTAAAGCATGCACAAGCGAACCAGGCGAAGCTGGATTACATGACTGTTGATGAGGTGCGTGCTGAAGACGGGTTAGACCCGTTGCCAAATGGTGAAGGTGCGACGCTTAAAAAGAGCGGGTTCAATGTTTTCGGCGAAAAAGGAAAAGAGGAAAATCCCGAATTAGCTGAGGCTGACAAGTTTTTGGTTGTTGATTTGAATAGGAAGCATGAACATGAGCATACTACGAGCAATCCAAGCGGTAAGGGCGGTTCAGAAAAGGCTTGACGTTGAACCGTTGTTTACTCCTCAAACGGAATGGACTTTTCAAGCAGTGCCAGATGACACTACATGCCCCGTTTGCATGAGCAAAGACTTGAACATTTACTATGGTGATGAACTGCAACAGAAATTTCCTTACCTAGTTGTAGAGAGCAACTGGGTTATTCGCCCAATGGTTCACCCTAATTGTCGTTGCATGTTAATGAGAAAAGTGTGAGAAAAATAAAGTGAAAGTCTATGGCTAATGAACCTCCCTGTTGGATACTGGATGAACATTATAAAGATACTGGAAAACGTGACTATTCTCGTTGCAATCCTATGTGTTGTACTGTGATTTGCGATTTAATGAAGCCTTGTGTAATTTTTGAAGGAAGCCAAATTATGAACGTTAAACCTAAACTTGTGACATTACGAGACGATCTGGAGAAGCTACTTACTCAAGATGTTGGCATTCAAGAATTGATTCATAAAATAACTAAAAAGAGGTCGCCCAATGGTTCATCCTAACTGTCCATGTATGCTCGTAAGAAAAGTGTGACAGATTTGACAATGTTAGATGTTGGTTGCGGATGCAACGCCTTCGGCGACGTAAACGTTGACTTGTATGTGGATGACACGGAGCATAGAAGTGGCTGGATTAAAGGAAAAATAAACCCAAAAACCACGCCCAACTTCATCAATGCTACATGCTATATGCTTCCATTTCCCGACAACAGCTTTGAAGTTGTGTATAGTCGCAACACGATTGAGCATGTGAAAGACCCATTTAGAATGTTGAAAGAAATGGTTCGAGTTTCAAAAGACAAAATAATCATTGGCTGTCCACATCGCTACGTTGCAAAACACATTAGCCCCATGCACATTTCCTTTTTAAACATCACATGGTTTGTAAAGGCATTTCAAAAGCTAGGGCTTTACGCAATAAACTGCTATTATTCCGAATTTGCGAAGTATCCCCATTTCATGTTTCCGTTAATTCAAATTCCAGAGCAAATAACGTGTTCTGCAAGAAAATTAACAAAGTAAAAGGTGAATTGAAATATGCCGTTTGGAGAATACGAAAACTTTGAAGATTGTGTGGCTAAAAACCAAGATAAAGAAGACCCTGAAGCATACTGTGCAACAATTAAAAGAGCAATTGAAGGCGACAAACCTCGCAAAATCGGATTTGACAAAGCTACTTTAGATGACAAAATCTTGGTTGACGACGACAATTTTCTAGTGATGCCCGCAGTAATAGCCTCTGAAATTGTTCATGAATATCCAGAAGGCATGGCTTACAAGAGCGCAGATGAACTTGAAAAAGCAGCGTGGACAGCGGAGGGCAGATGGGTAAAAATTCTGTCACATCCAGACAGTGCGTTGCTTCAGAAGATAAGCGACATCTACGGACGAATAGAAAACGTGAAGTTTGTTAAGGATTTGGTTGAACCGAAGACTAAGCGTCCAATGCGACGGGGTATAAGGGCAGATGTTAAATGGTTCAAGAATCGTGTCCCCGCAGATGTCATTGGCAAAATCAGAAGCGGAGCACTTCGTGATGTGAGCATAGGCTTCACCTACGAAGAGGACCGCGTGCCTGGAGAATGGAACGGACAGAAATACGATTACATCCAAAGAAACATTTTCATAGACCATTTAGCAGCGCCCATAGAAGCGGGACGTTGCCCCGGTCCAGTCTGCGGAATTGCCGTGGACAGCGTAATCTCTAACGATAGCGAATGCCCTGTGTGCCGCATGATTAGAGAGGTTGGTTTTTCAGTGGCGGGCAAGCGACTTTACAAGCAATATGGTAGCGAAATCTTAGATGTAATAGAGGGCAATCCTCTGTTTCCAAAAACCGAGTTAGCCCAAGATGACAGCGACATAATAAAGCAAAGCCAGAATCTCATTAAACAACTTTCATGGTTACATTAGGTAACGGAAATTCTCGATGGATGTTTCGGGTTCACATTGTGGCGTTGTGACTAAACAAGCCTTCTCGTACGGGCGAGACTAAACAAACTGCCAAAAAAAGGAAAGAAAATACTTGTCAACAAACAATGAAAAGGCAAAAACGGATTTTCTGGAAGCATGTAGTAAAGACTATACGCGGGATACTTGTGAGCGCATGTGGAACGATGCGAAAGCAGGGACAAAAGATGCTAATCCAGTGTATGACAAGAAAGTAAGTCATGATGAAAGCTATTCTGCCATTGTCAAATCTAACGAAATGAAAGATGTTCGCATTGAGCGTCTAGAAGAGCAACTTAGACAGGCAAATACGCTGTTGCAGAGAGTTAACGATTTGAAGAAGGCAGAAGATGAAGCTGACAAAGAACGCCTTGTAATCGACATCATGAACAGTAGCAACTACACAAAAGATATGCTCATCTCAAAAAGTCATGATGAACTGAAAACCATAGCTGACGCTCTTATACACACGGAAAAAGGCTTCGCAAGCATAGCGGCAGACGCAGAACAAACACGCAGCGCAAAAGACCGCAAACTCACCGTGGGCGAATGGGACCCAGAGACGAAAACGTGGAAGGGAGGCAGATGAATAGTTGGCAACTCAAAGAAGCATGATTCACCCCACAAACGCCATAGTCTTGGACAGCCAAAACCTGCATACTCAACAAATGAAAATTGAAACAGTAGACAACTGTTATCCTGGGCGCCTAGTTAAGAAGGGAACAAACGACGATGACGTTCAAGTATGCACAGCAGCAACTGACGCAGTGATTGGTTGGTTAGGCTATGAACAAACAAGCAAGAAATACCGCCCAGCGACAGTTGACACAATATATGTTGTAAACGATAAAGCAGCAGTCATCAACGGACCAGGTATAGTGTTAGTTGCCACTTTAGAAATAGGAGCAAGCGTTTCTAAAGGCAGTCGATTAAAGATGGGAGCCATCGGCGGACTCTCAGGCGGAACAGATGGCACAGATCACATCGTAGCTATTGCTGAGGAAACAATGGCTGCGACTCAAGCTACAGGCGCAAAGGACATTCTTGTGAGGAGCCTGATCTAAACATGAACACACTAAGATACGTTGGACGTGACGAACCGCTCACCACAGAACAAGGGCAATACATCATGGACCGTGTCGTGTATGCTGCACGCAGAGAACTTGTCGGCAGAAAACTCATGCCTATACGCAAAATAGACAGCGCAACACAAGTGTTCGGCTACGACACATTGACTGAAGTGGCAAACGCAGCCATAGACACAAACTGGCCTGGAAGAGAAACGTTGGACATCGTGAATCTTACGAGAAGCACAGTACCAATTCCTGTAGTGCATAAAGAATTTGAAATCAACAAGCTGGACTTGGCTAGTTCACGCATGACAGGTACGCCGCTGAATACAACCTCAGCCGAAAGTGCAGGCTACAAGGTAGGGTTAGAAGAAGACACACTGTTAATTCTCGGCTATTCAGCGGATGGCACGGCTTATGATATAAACGGTTTATACAATGCTGCGGGCAACAGCAGAAGCGCCGCTGGAGATTGGAGCTCAGCCACCAACATTCCCACAGACATAAACGCCATGATTGCAGCATTAATGGCTGACAACATTTTTCCACCCTATAATCTCGTCTTAAATCCAGATCAATATAACGAGGCAGCAGTATTCATTGCAAATACTGCTGTGCCATACTTAACGTGGATTAAAGAGCGCATCGGCGGCGAAATCTATCCTTCAGCAACACAGACTACCAGTACAGGAATCATGACTAAGGCTAATCCTATCGGCATGTTCGAATATGTAATCGCTGAAGACCTTACCGTTGAAACGGAAATCTTAAGCAAAAAGCAGGGAGAATCACTTTTCGGCAGAGTCTATGTACGAGGGCTTCCAGTAGTCTACGACAGCAACGCCATATGTAAAATCTCAGGACATTAACCTGAATACTGCGAGCACCATTAATCTTCCCCCTTTTTTAGTTCCTTAAAATATTGTTGGAGGTGAAATGTCACGTCAGCGAAAGCCAAAAAAATAGTAAAATCGTTGCCTTCATCTGAACCCGAAGTTGAAGTCAAACCAATAGAAGAAGCTAAGCCCATAGAGGAATCAGAAAAGACCGTTGCTCTTCCATCTGATATTGTGAAGGTTGAAGTTGTAATCGGCACCTTAAGCTGGGAGAAAGGCACATTTGAAAAAGGCGAAACCTTCACTTGCACAAGACAAGAACTTGCGAAGTTTGGAAACGATGTTAAAGAAGTTCCTTAGCCTTTTGCTTCCTCCTTTATGGTGTGCAGGCAAACTTGGCAACTGCCCCTCTGATGTTAACCGATTTCGATTTACATGTCTTTTCTGTCGATGGAGAAGACATTTTTATGGATTGCTTGTTGACCCTCCTTTTTGGCTGAAATACTATTTCAAATCAAGCGTGGTTATTTGGGTTTCAAAAGTATTGATTGTTGATGGCGTGGAGTACCGAGCGCCAGAAGGCAAAGTCTTTAAAGATACGTTTGTCAAATCAGTTGACATTGATCCTAGAGGTAAACTTGTGAAGATTCGCTGCGCCATCATAATTACGCTTGACAATTTGATGATGCGCGTAGGCTATAGAAAACCGTTCACGGAATTAACTGAGTTTCTCGCTAACTATCCAACATGGTGAAAAAATGAATGTGGATGAAGCAAAAAATTTGATTGCATCGTTAAGGCAGAGCGATCCTTCACTCATTAACTTACAAGGAGTATGCGATAAATTAGAGTCTTTTCTTGAAGCCGTTACTGTAGCCTTAGACTTGTCAGCGAAAATTGATGGGTTAACTTCACAAATTCAACAGTTCAAAGCTGTGAACAGAGATTTGAATGAGCGAATGGGCAACGTGGAAACCGTCCTTAAAACTCAGCAAGACCAACTTTTCATTAGCGACCAAGAGCATAAGGCTATGATTAGGCGTGTAAGTACGGTTTTGAATGCACTTGAAGATTATTTAAGGCGACATTCATAGAGCGTGATGTGTTGTTGAAGTTAAATGCTAGGCTAGGCAGGCCATAAGAGGTGACGTGGTGAGTAATAAAGGCATGAAAACATCAGGCGAAACATGGGAATTAACCATAGACGAGGAATTTACTTAGATGCTCGTCAGCACAAAGATCGCCTCAATGTTCAAGCATTCAGGTTTTGTCAACATTGACTATCTCGTTAGAAATAAGCTTGAAACAGACCCTTCCAAAATTCTGGGAATCCTAAACCGTGATTGGCGAAAATGGGTTAAGCCTGTTTTTATGCTTGACGGAGGAGGAGACCCTGATTTCGGATATAAAGACGGAACATTGAGTTCTAATGCTCCGAGCAACTACATTGACGGCATACAATCAACATGCCCTGAAAGTGGAACAGGAGAAAGCATATCATGCTATCTCCAATTCTACACTTTGAGTGGAAAAGTGAAATATGCTCTCTATGAACATAATAGCGGAAATCTCACACAATACACGAATGAATGGACAATAACATCAGGATATGCAGATTGGAAAACGCTGAATTTTGTTTCAAACCCAAGCCTAACCAATCTTTCTTACATTATTGTGGCATGGCGAGAAGTCACCATAACCCAAAAATACGCATCTGAAGCTAACATAGAACACTATAAAAGCCAAACCTATGACAGTTTTCCAAGTCAAATAACCGATTGGACTCATCAAAATTACAAATGGAATATCTACTGCTCATACACAACAGGGGGGGCAAGTATTCCAGTTGTTATGCATCATCGTAGAATGCAAAAAATGAGCGTGGCAAATCGGTTTCCAAAATTGGAGCCTAGAAACATATGCCCGTGGCTTTAAAACAATCTACCGCATCACAGGAAATCGTGTTAGGATACTTCGTCGATAGCACAGACGGCAACACGGAAGAAACAGGTTTAACCATTGCAAACACGGACATTAAAATCTGGAAGAACGGAGCCACATCTCTGGCGAACAAAAACAGTGGCGGAGCTACACACATCAGCAACGGCATCTACTATGCTGTTTTAGACGCTACAGACACGGACACTCTCGGTCCACTCATCATCTTCGTGCATGTTTCAGGCGCATTAACAGTTCGCTTAGAATGTGAAGTATTACCCGCAAACGTTTACGATAGCCTATATTCCACGGATAAGCTTCAAGTGGACTGTGTAGAAAAAAGCAGTTCAGCCTTAGACTTCACCACAACCGAAAAGGCAAGCATGAACACTGAAGTGGATTCTGCGTTAGACACGGCTGTCCCAGGCACGCCCACAAGCAACAGCATAAATGAACGAATAAAAACAATGGATGACGCTTACACTGCAACCCGCGGCGGATACTTAGATAACATCAATAATCCAGCTTTAGCGTCAATCGCCCTAACTGGCACCTATGTGAATGCGCAGGTTAAAGCTCAAGATAACATTGACTTTGGAGCACTTCAAAAAGCAAGCTTAAACGCTGCCACGCCATCTGTGACAGTTTCAGATAAAACAGGATTCAGCTTAGCCGCAAATCAAAGCACAGTGACAGTTGGCACAGTGAACACTTTAACAAATTGGGATAAAACAGGCTACGCTTTAAGCTCTGCAGGTATAGATTCCATTTGGGATGAAGTCACAGAGGGAACGTTGACAGTTCGCCAAGCCTTAAAACTTACAATGGCAATGCTTGCGTCCAAAAGCAGTGGCGGAGGGTCCAACACTCTAGTTTATCGTGATTATGGCGACAGCAAAGATCGTTTAACCTTCACTGTAGATGCGGATGGCAATAGAACAGCAGTCAGCACGAATGTGACTTAAATATGGCGCTCATAAAACCTGGAGTTTGGCATTCAACCGTTTGGGCTAGTGGCACTTGGCAAGAAGACTTGTGGCTTGAATATGGTACGGCAACAGTGGCGGCAGGTGACAGCGCCAAATATTATTATTTCAAGCGTAAGAAGCCTCAAAACGAAGTTTTCGGCTATTTAAAAGAGTTATTGCAGAAAATAGGAGAGCAAACTGAATGACTACCATAACAAATATTGCCCAGAGAATCTTGGATGAAAATAACTACACAATCGAAGATGTTACTATCACCAATCTTGAATACTTAATACAGAACGCAATTGACTACGTTAATTTGCGAGCTGGAACAAGCATTGCAGACTTAACTGGAGGAACCACATTTGCGGATGTTCTGAAAGACGACAACTTCAACGACAACACCATAGATACAACCTATTGGGAGAAATTCTATTATCCTAACAATTCAAGCGATGTAACGGAAACTGGACAACGAATCCAAATGGTATGCGATACAGCAGGCGACGTACTGGGGCTTAACACAATCTCTTCATATGATTTAAGCGAAGCGTCAATAAAAATTTCAATCCCCGTCACACCTGTAGTTCATCAACAAGCCATTTGGTTGTTAAGCGACATCTACAGAGACGGAGCCGGCAATAGAATGCCGGAAATGTACCCTGCACTCGCTAATGGCTACAACCTTTACAAGTCACCTTTGTACGGAGGCATAACTCGAATACGTAGAAACAAATACAAAGCATTCTGGTCAACATGGGAACTAATCTTCAGTGGCGCATGGAAATCCAGCACGGGCAGCATAAAAATAGTCACTCAAAACGGGAAAATCACGTTTTACGATGATGATGTCGCCATCTACAGTGAAGCATGGGACAGCAATATTCCAACAGCCTTACATGTGGTTATAGCAAGCTACGCAGCCACAACATATGTTGGAACGGCGTATTTCGACAATTTTGTGGCAAGCAACGCCACTCTAGTTGAAAATAAAAGCATAACCGCTTCTAGTGCTGAAATTTTAGCCGTCAAAACTGCTACAGCAGTAAGTCTCCGAGCATATTTGGATCGTGGACCTAATAAAAGCGTTTCGGGAGTAAGCATTTCAAGTGTCATTTCCGATCCTCAATACGATTTCTTAACAAAATCATTAGAAGAGCAAATTAAAGAATTAAAACTGCTCAATAAAGAACCGCCAATTTACGTTAAGAATGATCCGGTGGAATAGCTTTTGACTTTAGCCACTACGATAAGCGATTGTCTAGATGCAGTCACATGGTCTAATCCAAACCATAACGCAGTTACAATATATTTCGGTTCACTTTTAGGCAAATACACTCGGTCAACATATGCAACGGAACTGGATTACCAAAATGACCTTGGCACAATGGCGGCGTACCTCACAGCTGCTGAACTGCATAATGGTTGCTACAGTCGCGGTTTTGAATGTATTGCCTTAGCCACAGAGGTTAAGCGTACGCTCGCAGGTGTGACAATGCTGGGGCATCTGCCTCACAATTACAGTACTGGAGGCAAAAACTATTTTCATGTTGACCGCAACGGTTACGGTACAATGTTCCGGTATGCTCGTGACTTCAATTATGCGATAACTAAGTGGGATTCAAGTTTTGCATGGCAAGAATACGAAGTTGGATGCCTCGCAGGCGGTAATCATGGAATCCAAGCGTACAATCCGAGTACAGGCGATAAGATAGATGGCGACAACACATTTTACGGCGAAAACGGTCAAAGTCTCAAATTCTTGCTGGAACTATACGAGCTAGATAAGACAAATAATGCTGACGCTTTAACATATGCTAGAAACACTCTCTGGACCTACCTAAATAACATACATTATAGTGAAGGTCATTACGATTACAGACCAGATCAGACCGGGTATCATTGCCAAGGTGCAGTTTTCCCAATACTGATAGGTACACTACGAGCATTAAGCGACTATTCTCTAGACAACTGGGACAGAATGTTATTAGATGTAAAAACTCGATTTTTAACTGACGAATGGGATGCTCCACAGTGGACCTATGGCACGACAAAATATTATGCCACAGTCACCCATCACGACAACACGGAAACTAGGCGACTTGACACTACATTAGACGCTTGGATAATGCTTCACGCCTTTTATCAGGTCCTTGATTCAGTAAGCCAAACGCACATGCGAAACCTTTTAGATGGCAGCACAAAAGCTTGGGAATATCTTCTCAGCAACAGCGGGTTATATGATGCTGGAACAAAACAATTTAAAGTCGACAGTGGCTCCTCAGTAAGCGATTACGCAACCGCATGGGGAATAACTTGCCTCTTTTTTATGGGCATCATCCCCGAAACTGGAAGCCTATACGTTCCTCTCGGCGAGTTTTCGCAAAACTGGATTGGGCTAAACCGCTATTTTCTATTTGATTACACCAATGGCAAAATCAGAATTCCAGTTACGGCGGGCTCTCTCAAATTCATTTACGGCTCAGACTCTGTGACAGCCGATTTTCCAGAAGATGCAGTCTACGAAATCACTTTTTCCAGCGACTGGAACTTAATCTCAAAAATCGTCAAAATCTCCAATTTAGATCCTAATTTACACTATGTCGCCAAAATAGAGCAAGAAACTGAGGGCGGACAGCTTTATCGTCAGATTCAAGCAATAGCTAGGCGATATGGCGAAACAGTGACGAGGCGAGCGCTTGTTTTAGGGTTAAGAGACAGCCAAACAGGATGGTACCATAAGAGCTATGAAGAATCCAGCGTTTACATGATTATCATTCCAAAGACTGCTCAAAGTAAGGCTGTGGAATGCGGAGGCTACGTTACAACTGACGCTTTAGGCATTACCGTTGCTTACGTAGAACCAGGTGACCAGATTAAATCTTCAAACAACATTTACTATGAAGTTAAAAGTGTTCGGAATTTGTATTTTGAAAAGGCTTTTTCACATCGGGAAGTTGACTTAGTTGAGTTGCAAATTCAACAGTTAACTGGCAAAACCTACACTGCCAGCAGTGTGGAAGATGCAAGATACCGCACACGAGACTACCTTGAAACCTACTTAAACGATGCAGCATTGCCCAATTACATTGTAGCATATGCTGAACCTGAGTATCCATTAACACAAATTTTCAACGGTAAAGATGTAGATTTGATTTTCTGTATCGGTGAACCAAATTCCGAACCTCTAATCGATTCTGACCACTCGACCATAGGCTACCGAGAATCTGTTCCAATCACACCCTGTTGCATAAATAAAACGAACATTGCAGGAACAAAACTGTTACATCAAGCTCGAACGGAGCTGCGCAGAATTTTTGAAAATTATCCATCTGGAAGCTTGCGACTGCCAATAAGCGAAAGGCCAGAAACTGAATGGTTGGGTTCAACAGTTCTTTATAAATTCACTGCAGTTCTTGATTATGAAAGGGATACTGATTGACTAAACCCACAATAACGCACAGTCCAGGCATAGTCAGCGATTTAGTTGCCACAACCGAAGCCCTTGGCACTTGGACGTTCAACAACACAAACTTGCCTGGAGCCACATTAACTGTGGAACATAATGACTGGTTCACCATTCAAGGAACATTAACAACCACAGCAGACGAGTACGCCTACGCAGAAATAGATGTTGCAAACACGGTAAGCACCACACTATACCCCTATTATTTGTTGCGGTACAAGACAAGCGCCTCAGCAAACGGACTAGCAGCCAAAGCCAGAATAATTTATGCTGGCGAGCCTCCCAGCAGCGAGTGGATTTTAACCGAATCTTTCAGCACCCTCTTCAACCTTAAAACTGGAATGTTAACCTCGGGCAAAATAATAGATAAAATACAGTTGTTCGCTGATGATTATCCTAACACGCTTAACTCTGGAACCTTCAGTGTTTCATTTGACTTTTTTCTAATCTGCAAAGAACCATTCGCAATACCAAACACTATGTACGGCTTAAATTTTACGCCACCACCAAAATACGCAAAAATTCCAATTCCAAGCAGAGTAACCGACATAACACAGAATTTAGGAAGCGAAAACGCCACAGTACACGCAATCTGCAATTTAGACCGGGGCAACTGGAAAAGAAGCGGCGACATCCTAAAAGGACAAGTTTTCATAGACATTGCCCACAACACTTACCAGCATCCATTCCAATGGCTAACCACTGGGCAAGGACACAAATTTAAAGTCAGCTTAGAAGAACCAGTTTTCCGCTACGAAGATAAACGCCACATTTTAGAATTGCTCTTCACAGAATATTCGCGCAGCAGCAAAAGCAACGAAAGCTATGTCGAACGCTTTGGACTTAACTTGTGAGCCTGCGAAAGTTTGTTCCAATTCTTTGATTGAAACTCTTTCGCGTGCTCCTCCCTTGCAAAGATTATCTATACGCATATGATGCTCGTAGTATTAAGTCTTACGATTATCTGCTAGCCACCAGCCTTGTGGCGACGAGGCAAAAAACAAGATGAGCATAAAATACGACTTATCTGATTCTTATCTTAAAGAGAAACTGGCTAATTTGCCAGAGAAGATGTTAGAGTGGGCTTTTGAAGTTTTAATGAAGCAGGCGGAGCTTATGAAGGGTTTAGCTCAAGTGTATGTGCCAGTTGACACTGGAAGCCTCAGAGATTCCATAAGGGTTGAGCGTGGTGGGGAAAGCCTAAACTGGCGACAGGTTCGGGTTAGAGCTGGCGGCTACATAACTAATCCTAAGACTGGAAGGCTAGTCAACTACGCTGCGGTTGTGGAAGCGAAGTATCCTTTCATGCATCCAGCATTTGAAGAGGTGAAGCCGACGATAGCGGAGATGATTAAGGTTGCGGTGGTGGAGAAGGCGACGTGAAACTTAAAGAGTTTGTAGAGTTAGACGCAATGTTAAAAAAAGAAGTTGAAGCGTATGCTGCAGCAGAGAAGCTTTCCTTAGATCAGTTGCTAGAACTGTCCTTATCTGAATGGTTGAAATTATTGGCGACTGAAATAAATCAGCTTGCATTTGTGATTGAAAATGTCTGAAGAAACCGTTACGTTTAATCTCGAGCTGAATACTGAGCCAGCTATAAATAATGTGCGCAGGTTGGAAACTTTAGTTTATCGCACTCTTGGGCTTATGAGGCGACTTGGTTTACCCGAAGATATTAGTCAAGCAATCTATAAGGTTCAACGTTTAATTATGGTTTTACGGCTAGCTCATACAGCTATGATAGCATTGAGTTTAGCCTCTGGTCCCATAGGCTACGCGTTAGCGGCAGTAGGCATAGCCTCAGCTGCAGTTTCATTTTCTGACATGCTCATGGACACGGGCGGCTAAGACATGATTCCGAAATACAAAATTGAAGTTTATCATGGCGCCAATTTAATCCACACAATCACGGATGTGGCTTTAACTCTTCATGTCCGAGATTTGTTAACTAGTGGCACTGGAACGTTCTGTTTTAACGTTCCAACAGTTAAAGGTCTCCCCACCACTTTTGAATATAATGATGTTGTAGTTCACGATAAAGTTAAAATTTGGCTAGGTTACGACAGCGTTTCAGGTGACCCTAATTTTGTGGGAAGGATTTGTAGAGTTAACGCGCCTTTAACTAATGAAACAGGCTATAGCCGAGTTTTTGAGGGGAAATTGCAGAGTGAAATTTTGCAGCGCAGAATTAAATCGTTTAAGTATTGGCAAAATGTAGGTGTATCAGCTATTGTGGCTGAACTTGCAGGTGATTTGGGCTTAGGGACAAGTCAGATTGAAAGCGATTCTACGGCTGTTACGTTGAAGGTTGAAGGCGAAACCTACGAGGATGTATTGCGGAAGGTTTCAGATTACTGGTATGATGGTGACACTAGAATTCTGAAGGATTTTTATGTGGATATTGGCGACGAGGCGCATCCTAACGGTCATCTCGTTTGGGCTAGTCGAGATGGAACAGCGCCTTTCAGATCTGGGGCAAATGTTGAAACCTTAACTGTAGGCACAAACATTCTTTCCTATAATATTGTGCGTGACGTCTTATCAGTTAAAAATAGCGTTAATGTTTATGGCACGTTTGATGAGGCTGCAACTTCAGCTAAGGACCCGCAAGACGAGAATTGGACGGAGAATTTAACAAATTGGACTAAAGAGTTTGGCGAGGACCTGCAATTAACTAGCGGCTATGCTATTGTAGGCAACTATGGGCTTATTTGTTTCTCAGCAGTGGATGACGGTTATTATCGTGCGCGCATCCGCAGAAGTTTTGAACCTGACTTTGACTGGGTGAGTGGAAGAGCCAATACGACGCGGAACAGCTACAGCAGAATGAGTTTCTACACGAGAAATATAGGTGGTTCAGGAGGTGACGTTACTCAAATATGGATTAAGCTTTACGCGCCTGACAGCAGCAACTATTTCAGATACTTCGCTTCCAACATAATTTTGCCGCCTCAACTTCACACTTTATGGTTAGATGAGCCTTACGACACAACTGGAAGCCCAGACTACGACAACATAAGGCAAATAGTGTTTGATTTTTCGGCGATTGTTGACCGCGACTATGTCCTAGACGGCTTTTACTTCCGAGGCGGTCGCTTTCACAGTTCAGCTTCTAACTCAACAAGCCAAACAGACTACGGTCTTAGAGAGATGGTCAGCGTAGATGACATGCTATATTCTGACACTGATTGCCAAAGGCGCGCTGAAACACTTTTATATCAGCTTAAAGAACCAGCCGTGCGTGCGGACCTCACGGTTGTTGGAAATGCAAACATTAAAATTGGCGACCGCCTTAGCCTCACGATTCCTGCAGAGGGTATAAGCAGTCAAAGCTTTGATGTGGTAAGCGTAGAACATGATTTGAATATGCAGGGCTTCACAACAAAGTTAAGCGCTATGGGCTTAAGCACTGAAAGCACAGCTGACATTAGACAGCTTCCCCCAGTCACAGTTTTCGACGTGATAGCCCACCATGCCTATTTAAGCCGAAGCGTAGCCCGCGGCCTAGAGGTGATACGTTAATGAATGATGAGGAGATGGAAGTTTTAGAAACTTTAGTTGAGCCTACGAGACTGGTGGTATTTCCTTCTCTAACTTGTGCAACTTCTCTTTCAACCATTCAACGTCATTTTTTAATGAATCAATCTCTATCTTGTCATCAGAAACCCAAACGCTGAGGAAAATTATGCAAAGCCCAGATATGACAGGTAAGATGTAAAGTGCGGTTTGCCACCATTCTAGTTGTCGCCAAAAAATGTTAGGAATAGACGCTAGCCCAGCTACGCCAATTATGAATAGACCTGTGAAGATTAAGGTGATATAACCTCTCATATTTTATTCTTTGTTGTTTCAGCTTTTTATAGGTTTTGTGGATTAATCTTCTATTTTTTCGCCATGTTTGCCAACAACTGCAGAATCCCATTCTGAATTTCCTTTAAACTTTTTTGCTGTTTTTATGTTCACACATTTTTGAGAATCCACGCTACGGCAAAGAGTATGAGCCATCCTGGAAACCACAGCGGCAACGTTAACAACAAAACGGCTCTTCTTTTCGTCATTTTAACTCGCCTTCAGCAGACGCCATGTCAATAAGATAGCAAGTTAAGGAATAACAATAGGGGCATTGAATGAAGCCTTTGAATTTACGTCCACATCTTTTACAAGTTCTGTCTTCTTTATTTCTCTCACCACCTTCTAGAGACGCCGCCTTAACCCACATGCACCTGCACTTGTGCCACCGAATGCGCTCCGCCCTGCCCTGCCTCCTCAACACTCCTAAAACATATTCGAGCCGTTGCAAGTCCATGTGCAGTCGCAACGCTAACCCGCTTGGATGCTGAGGCTTCAAACTTAAAGCGGCGTAAACTTGTTCTAAAACATCCTCACCAATCATTCTGTTTTCTCCTTCTCCAACTCCAAAAGCCTAGTCTGAAAGATGTCTTTTTTGCGAATGTCTTTATCTTCCCAGAATGAACCAGATTGAGGCTTGTCCCAAACAGCAAACCTTAGAACATACTTCTTCGTTAATCGGTAAGCCCATTTATCGTCAAAAGCTGAACCAAATTCCTGCAGGAGCCTCCACAATTTAGGAAAGAAACTTTGCACTTCATCATGTTTTAGATACTGTGTGTTTCTACCCCATCGTGTATTACGCCAAATTTGACTAAAATCAGCTTCATTCATTCCAGTTTCACTTTGTATGTTGCTAACGCAGCTTCAACCTCACGCACGCTCTTGCCACACCGTTTCATGTAATAGTTTAAGCAACCGCAAATCAGCATCCACATTTCGTCAGTGAATGGCGTGCTGCTCCAGAGGGTGCGGAAGGCTGTGAACTGCGAATCCTTAAACCCCCGCTTCATTCTTGTTCAACCTCTTTTTCTTTCTCCAATCTGTGAAAACAGAATTATGAATTGAGCAGATACCGTTTGCGTCTATGAGCACTGAGCTTTTGTAACCGCAAACAAGGCATTGCCTTTTCTCTTTATACTTACGCTTTTTTGGTGAAGCTTTTTCGCTCATTTTGTTTCTCGTTCTCCTTGTGCACCGCAATACGGACACTCAGCATGGCAACTGTAGAACTTGTGCAACGCCACCAATGTCCATGCCCATCCTCCAAACTCACTTTTCAGCCTCCCCTAATCGAAAAATGGAACCCGTAAAGGTCTTTCCGTCTTTACCCCACTTCCATGGGTTCTTATAGTGAAATTCACAGCAGGGCATAAAACCCCTCATTTTAAAGAAGGGTCGGAAGCAATTGCTATACCCGCAAAGTTCAGGGATTCTTTTCTTTTCATTCATTTTGTTTCTCACTCTCCGACCTTTTCTCTAGGATGCTTCCACAACAACCTATGCGGAGTTGTTAATTCCGAACCCTCTGGGAATGTCCATGCTCTGTTTTTAAGGTATCCTTGTGTTTCTTTCTCGGATTTGAAAAGAATGTAGTCGCATTTTACCTCGATTGGTTCTAATAAGCGAACTCGCCAGTTTCCTTTACTCTTTAAAACCACTTCAACTTTGTATTTGCCTTTATACCAGCGAATCTCACTCACTTCCGCTTCAACTCCCTCTCCTTCATAACTTTACCGCAATTCAGACAAACCCGAAACTTCTCCTCAATCGGTGGCGAAATCATCCATGCTCCACAATCACACTCATATCGAGTCATTGTTTTGTCTCCTTCAGCAACCCCTCAATCTCTTTCTTCCAATTCCACGCCTTATGCCGAAACATAGACGGTAACTCTTTAGGGTCAGGAAAGTTTTTGAAAGCCTCACGAACCAAATCAAACGTCTTTTTTAAGAGCAAATAATCTCCAAGATTCTTCTCGTTCATTCTTATAGCTCGTTCGTTCTGGTCTCTGAGTTTGTCTATTTCTTTTTGAGCGTCCTCAAGCAAAACCCATTTTTCAAGTCCACATTTTCTGCAATATTCATCAGAAGGTTCTAAAGTTGGGCAATCCTCTTCACATTCTCGTACTAATCTATTTCTAGTCCTGGCTTTGTTTCTAAGCGTCCCACTCACTTCACACATCAACCCCTCTCTTTTTTATATTTCTGTTTACCACAAATTAGGCGACAATTCAAATGTAATTCCTGTAGAAAACTTCGCAAGTAGCGAATTTCATATTGAAATGCTGTTCTTTCCTTTACTTTATCACCTCGAATCTGCGCCATTAAACGTTCTGTATTCCATTTTTGGATAAGTTCGAGTGTTTCTTTTTTCTTTTTATT